CGACGCCCCGTCTCCGTGTTTGACACGGAGACGATAGAGCGAAATGTCATCACTGACATCTCTAAGCACACCGTCGAACATGCTAGCGAACACGGCCTTTAAGGCCGGACTCGCACCGTGGGTGGCTGCTGCGTCAACCTCTTGGAAGGAGGTCAGCGCAGCTTCCACATACCGCGGGTCACAATCAGTCCGCATTTTTGCAGCGAAACCGCAAATCTGTCGGATGATTGCAACAGCTTGTACGTCGGGATCCTGACGTAGTTTGCCATTCCTCTGGAACACTCGGGAGACAAAACCTCGCAGAAATGCGGGGAGATGTCCATCCTTCCGGAAACCCGGAATTTGGATGTTGTCCCAGGTGCCTGCGTCCAGAGCAGCCTCGAAGGCTACTCTGTAGGCATCCAGTGTAATGGTCAAGAAGGGTTCACCTTCTGAACCATGTCTTCTCGTGACGGTCTCAATGTCACGAGTTGGGTCAGATGCGTACAAGTCGGCGGCATCTCGAATGAGTGCCGTTATCAGAGCTACGAGGCTTTTCACCATGCCCTCCATTAGGGTTATGGGTCCAAGGTCTCACAGCCGGGCGGAGTCAGTAGTCAGCTAGTGACTAAGCCTGACCCTGAACGACAGCCGACAGCAGCGCAGCGTCGTCGAGGTAATCGACGAACAGCTGTGCCAGCTCGCTGATCTCCGTCGCCGAGAACCCCTGAATGGGGTGATCGATCACGATGTGCACGCTCTGCGTGTACTCGCGATTCTGCGACGGGAGCAGCGGGTCGGTCGCGATCTTCCGCTGGGTGAGCTTGACGACGTGTCGAGCTCGGTTCCCGCGGGAGTGGTCGACCGACAGCTGGTACTTCGTGTCTTCCGACGCGAAGCGCCCGAGGACCGCGGAAACGCGGTCGAGGTCGGTAGCGCTCGGGGTGGTAGGCAGAACCTGAGGGTCCGCAAGGGCCATGATATGTGCTCCTTTCTAGAGCATAGCACCTCCATAAGGTGACTAGAACCACAGGGACTTTCCCCGTGGCATATCCCTACGACCTTGTCGTAGGACGAACACCCGCACTCTGTGATAGCCCAATGGCTACGAGTGAGGCCCATTGGGCAGCGTTCAGGGAGTCAAAGTCGGTATAAAAACCGTACGATGAGCACCTGGTACGCTGCTTTACTTCGGTAAAGCGTTCGTTGCGAAAAGACAACGGAGCTGTACCGTAGAATGGGATAGACCCCGAACGCCTCTGGAAGGTACCAGAAGCGATGAAGGTCCGTGTGTTCCGGGTATGGCACATGAAGTAGCCATACTCGCAGGTGATGTTGTAGTCTGCCACGACTTGGCGGTTTTCAAGAAAATCGCCAGTGTTCGCAAACCAATCAGCTATGAAGGAGAACGGGACAAGGTCCCACGCAACCCGCAGATCAAGTCCGAGACCAGTTAACCGGTCCACGGTCTTGAAAAGGTCACTGCACCTGTCGAGCCATGTGTCAGTATCTACTACTGGCATACGGAAAGACCCAGCCCACCAAGTGCGCTGGGTATTTTCGACAAAGCGGTGACTTACTGCGTCAGCAAGGCCCCACGAACTGGCGTTCGTGAGAGCAATGCTGTAGCCGGTCGTGTGATTCACGTCAACAACGTGAAGTGTACGACCTGCTCTCCTTCGGCGTATGCGCTTCATCCCAGTACGGGACACCTCCTCGGCAATACGCCGAGAACGAGATAGTGACTCGGCCAGATCGTCCAGAGTCTGGACGTTAGGCCGAACACCGAAGACATACGCGAGGTAGTCATCGGCAGCCACGCGGGCTTCCTCGAGAGGAAGCCCCCTAATCTGCCGATGACGCTGCTGGGCTCTCTTTTGGAGGGCTTTACCCGAGCGTCCTTGACGCTCGACCGCGCGAAGCGCAGCGCTACCGGGAACTGTGAGTGCCCTTACGGGATTACTCACGATCTCGGCAATTGCTGTGCCTAGCTCGGCCTGTGACCTATTAGGTAGGGCACTGTGGTAAAGCCTCTGTCCGGCCGCCCTCATCTGGGATTGATTCAGAGAGGGGAGATCCGGCACGGATGGAAACCCAGTAGTGAACGACGGCGTAAACATCATGTTCTCAAATGATGTTATGACTTCACCATGCAGCACGAGGTCTTGGACCCCGTACTGCGTTCTGGTTCGGTCAACGCGAAAATCCGCCAAGCCAGCATCACCAGCTGTCTTGTATGATTCACGCAACGCCGCGTGGAAGTCGCCCCTATTAGTGGGGTTAGCAAGGAAGCGGTCTACCGCATCTACCTCAGTACGAGGAGAGCCAGTCTCAGAAGAGTCTGCCATCTTCTCATATACTGAGACCGCATCTGGGCTAGCGATCGCCACTCCATTTATGGATAGCGTCGCCGGCTCAGTGCGGGTCCTTACTTTGACAACCACATCGTACCTCCTGATTGCAATGACCCTAGACTTTCCAGAGTCACTGTACAAAGTGTGGCCTCTTAGCTGAGGCTTGCCTCCCGTGCTCACGGGGGG